TTTCTATGGCTACACCTCGAGTTGTTACTCCTGCGGTGGCATCCCAGTAATAAATGTTTCCACCTCTTGGGCCATAGACTAAATCTTCGCCAAAGTTATTGGCCGACCAAAGCCGTAAAGAATCTAAAGACGATGTTCCTACACCCCAAGTACCGGCATTCCAAAATCCTGCTCCCCAACCAGTAATTGGCGCTTGAGTAGCAGGCCCAGTATTAATTTGATAAGACGCTAATACGCTTGACCCACCACCTGTTGTTGTGGCGTTTGCATTACTAGATGCTGTTATTGAATAACTATTGTTAGTAAGAAATGTTATTTGATACTCACCGTTTAAAGTAAGCCCCGCTACTGCGCTTGCTCCGCTAAACGTAACAAAGTCATTATTTAATGCACCATGAGATGTTGCTGTAACAACAACTACAGGCGATCCATTTGTTGTGGCAAAGGGGTCTGTGCCTAAAGCATATGTATTAATAAAATACTCAACCGATACCGTACCGCCACCACCCGTAACTGTTGAAGTTGCCGCTGTCGTGACCGTAATGACATAAGCGTTAGCATTGGTAATGGACGTGATTACATGGCGCGTATTAAGTTCTGCCGCAGGTATGCCCCCCGTAGCACTTGCACCTGTAAAGTAAACCAAATCACCAGTTTGCGCGCCATGCGCTGTATCGTTAACAGTTACTGCTGTACTTGTATTGGTTGTATCAAAAGGGTTAGATAAAGACGTTGAATAGTTTCTTGTCCTTATTGGTGTAATGTCGTTATATGTTCCACCTTGTTCGATGTAATACTTAAGGTTAGTTCCAACGCCCATGAGGTTTTCACCGCCAAGCGTTGCCCAATTCCATAAGGCTCTGCAAACACCTAAAAATACATTAGCCGATATGCGTACCCATCCGCCTATTTTTTCTGGCGTTCCTTGGCGAAAACGTATCTTATCGGATGCATACCACCCACCTTCAGTTGTGTATCGCGTGTTCTCACGGTTCACACCGTTTTTGTAAAGTACTTTGGTAAGAGGCATTTGTCACCTCATTAAAGCAGCTTCAGCAGCGCGACGTCGGGTAAGGCCGGGGAGAACACGACCGGCAGCTTTATTCCATTTTTGGCATTCTTCGGCTGCACCATCCCAATCTCCCGCATCAACGCGCTTCTTGAACGTGGAAACCCGATAGTTTCCTAGGCCACAATTGTAGACCCAGCTAGTCACTGCGGCAATGCGTCTTGGAAGTGCGGTCTGGATCTGAGGTGAAAGCTTGATTATGCCCTGTACAAAATACTCCACATGATGATCCAGCGCATCTTCACACTGCTGCATCGTCCAAATTGTGCCGGGATTAATATCGGGGCCGGTCGCACCCCAACCGATTGTCCAAGGATGTCCACGAGTTCCGGGATCAGGATAAGCTTGAACTCTTCCATCAGGCAAGCGCTTTGCTAGCCCCTCAAACGGCTTGATTAGTACATCCTTGCAAAGCTTTTTTGCTTCATTCACTGGATTTCTCTTTGATCAGTCGATTGACATGCTCCCAAAGCGCGTGGATCTGCCTGTCGTGATCCTTCTCTAAATAATCAAGTCGTGTCTTTATAGTGACTGCGTAGACAGCTACCCCGACAATTGCAACGCCGAGGAACCAAACTTTTGCAAGGGAATCGATTAAGGCTTCCATTATGATTTCTGGTACTTTTCTATGCTTCTCCCGACGAACCAAAAACTGATCATCATATTCAACATAGCGAAGTCATCTTCGTCGTAGGACTTGGTCAAGACCTCAGCCCAATTTGCATTGGTTTGAAATGCAATCGTTAAACCGGCTGCTTTAACAGCCACGTACACACCAAAAGCAATCCAAGTAAGGCCCGGACGGGTAATAGCAGTGATAAAAGACGCAAGCCACCCAGCTTCCTTAGCAGTGGTAGCCTGTTCCTTAAACGCCTCTTTAATCGTATCCATCTGCGAAATGGAGTAGTCAACATACTTCTCCTCCATGCGAAACTCACCGCGAAGCTTTTCCAAGTCAGTCTGGAGTTGAAACATGGATAGCTCGTGCTGGCGTTCGTTTTTCTTGTCCAAAAACTTTAGGATCTCAGGAGCAAGCCTAAATAAGCCACCGAAGATGGAACCCAAAAGACCGCCGCCAAGAAGTTCAAACATCATTTCTCCAAAACAAAAGACAACTTGTCATGGCGAGGGTATGTGACGACACGCTCACCCTCGGGACATTTGTATTTGATGATTGCCGTCAAAGTTGCCTTGCCGGGTGTAATCGGCTCTTTACCTGAAATTGACAACTGATATGTAAAAGTATCAATCTCGTTGCCTGCCGGGCCAGTAAATTTGCTTGTTGATGGCGTTGCCTCATGCACCATTCCAGATGCATCTCGAACGGTTGGGGTAAAGGTTTCAACCGAGCAATCATCTCGTTTTTTGATTCGAGCCACCGTGACATTTACGGGTTCTCCAATCTTTGCTGTCTCAATCTTAAAGTGTTCGGGCGCCCACTCAAGAATTGCTTTATCAAACCACCCAAACTTATCACCAAGCGTGTAAGTACCCCCAAGCGCGGCAACGCTTGCGGCAACTGCGCTGATGATTTTGGGTATGTCCATCAGATACCTAGCAGCTTCTTAACGAACATGGCCGCGACACCTGGACCAAGAAGGACCGTGGCAATCGTGATGTAAAGCAGCCACTCAATTCTTTGCATACGCTTTGATCCATCAGCAAAACGCTTTTCGATGTTTTCATAACGGCTTGCGCAAATCGCTTCATGTACCGAAAAACGCTTGTCTAAATCGTCGCTCATTTAAGCTGCCTCTTTTTCCTCGGTTGGTGGCACCTGCTGAAGCGTGGGTGGCTTCGCAGCCTCCTTCTTGCCGTCGATTAGCTGGTAGACCTCTTGGTACGGACGCGTTCCAAGGTAGCCAATAATTTGGTTTGCAAGTTCAATAGGTATGTGAAGTTTCATAGTCACTCCGGTTGTGTGGACCATTGAATATCCCAAGGAAATCCCGCTTGGTCAGGAATGTCTCGGAGAGCTTGTCGGTAATTAGCCCATGCCATCTTCTTAGCATTATCAAAAGGCGTATCGTCAAGCTGTGTCCAATCAGAGTCTTTAAGCAATTGATTGCGCTGGCTGCGGACAGATTCGGCTTGGGTTGCGTCTTTTGCAGCAATACCTTCGGCATCAAGATCGGCTACGCTGTATTTGGTATACCACTTGCCATCGACCTGTTCGATACCATCACGAAAGGTAACTTGGTAGCGCGTCGGTTGAGCTTGTGGGCCTTCAAACACTACATCAGCACCCAACGCTTCAAGCACTTCGTCGGTTGTGCGATCCCATGATGGACCGTTGTTGTCTTTAGCCCAGCGCCGGAGTTCATCTTCCAGCATCACTTGGCCTGTGGATCTAAGTCTGATTTCCATAATTTCCTCTACGCTATAGCCAAGAAGATGTAGGTGCCGCCGTTGGCGTTAATACCTGCTGGGGCTGTACTGCTGATCTCAAACCCTGCTGAGTAGGTATCAACGTAGTCAGTGCTGGTGACTTCAGCAGCAGTGCTGTTGAGTAGCAAATAGGGATCGTTACCCGCCACAATCCCACGAGCCGAATCCCAGACGTACCAATCACCAGTGCTGTCAGTACGCTTGATGAAGACAAACCGGCTACCACCCGTAAAGCCGCAGTTGACCTGAAGCGTGGTGCCTGTGCCTGTGTAGCTACCGACTTTGGATACGCCAGCGCAGGTAGCGAAGAGGTAGGCAACGTAAGTTGCCGCGCTTGTATTTACCTCAGATGCCGTTCCTATACTAAAAACTGTCGATGTTGGAGTAGTGCTATTCCAGCGAGTTGTTCCGGTAGCTTTTGCGGCAGTGGTGTTTAACACCAGATATTCAGTATTTGCTAAAGCAGACGAATAAACTTGCCAAGCATTAGCAGCCGAACGCTGTTTCACAATCATTAATTCAGGCACAACGCCAAGATTGTGATTCACCGTCCTTGCAGAGCCTGTCCCTGTATAGCACACCACATCAAAGAAACCGGGGGCGCGGCGGAATGCCTCTAAAGCACCACTTGTTCCATTTGCATATCCGGCAAGATCAGTAAAACTTGTCATTGAATCTAACAAGGAATTTGAACTAGTTTCAGCATCAGTTTGAGCTGTTTTCAAATAAGGTGTTTGACCACGAAGTCTGTCATATACCCCAAAACCAGCAGAGTCTGTTGCGAATCGCGTACCCCTAGCAAGCGCAAGATCTACAGGAAAGTTTGTTGTATATATTGCTTCACCGCCAGACCATGTAGCTGTAGCAGGCGTAAACACACTCGTCCCACTCGTCGGCACTTTCATCGGCCCACGGCGAATGGCTATGTAGATGTAGGTGTTGCTGTTTCCTAGACCATTTACAAAGTTAAATCCAGTTGCCGTAGGAGTTCCATAATTCCCTCCCAACGATTGCTCAGCATTTGATAGGTTGGGGAACAATCGTTGTTGAGAAGCAAATGACCAACCTCTCATATTATCCAACTCAACCCAATTTTCAGTTAGCTGAGTATTTTTAACCAATAACCATTGCGGTTCGTATCCAAGATTCACCGTCACACTACCACTTGCATCAGTAGTAAACGACCCACACGAAATCACATTGTCTGTACCAGTCAGACCAAAGCCACCTGCGTTGTGGGCGAAGAGGTAGGCGACGTAGGTGCCACTACTTGTATTTGCGCTTCCACTAACTGTAAAAACAGTACTCGTAGGAGATGTACTATTCCAAATTGTGTCAGCAAAGGCTGCCCCAGTACTTTGTAAGTTAATTGCTTGACTTGCTCCAAGACTTCTGTGATATACGTCCCACCCAGCTATGGTGTCATAACGTCTTACAATAATGCATCCCGGAACAGAACCAAGGTTATGCGAAATTGAACGGCCTGTAACACCGTTTCCTGTATAAGTCACAACATCAAAGAACTTCGGCTGCTTGCGGAAAGTCCACCCTACATAAGTAGAACCAGAAAAGTTTACTTCTCCGTTTGGATCAGTACCAAGAGAAAAGCCCGTAGTATTAAAAGCAGTTACAGAATTAGTCTGTGTAAATTGAGCAGCGGTACTATCTGTAGCTATTGAATTATTTACACCACGAGCAGTATCAAATAACCTATGGCTATATCCCGGATTAGGACGACCCTTACACCAAACCAATCCACCCTTGGTTGATAAATCAATGCCATTGGTAATTGTTTGATTTGCGCTTGTACCTTGATACAGCCACGTCGAGAAAACGTCTTCGATATACGTTACAGGTCCAGATGCTCCGGCACCTGCACCGCCAAAACCTTGAGCAGATGCAGCACCTTTGGTTTCAAT